TGTGATGGCCGGCATTCAAAAAATGCAAGAATACGAGATATGTATTACTCGCAGAAGTTCGAATGTGATAAAGGAGTTTAATAATTATACCTACTTGCAAGACAAGGCTGGGAAATGGCTAAATGAACCAATTGACAAGTTCAACCATGCCATTGACGCAGTAAGATATTGGGTGCTTGCTGAAATATTAGGACATATTTACGACCGGAAAGTATTTTACGACAAAGATGAGTTTGATATTGATATATTATAACTGAAAATCACTATATTTGCATTGTCTTGTGATGTTACAAGGCACCCAAAACAGAACGGCGAGCCATGAATCTATTATCTACTTTTTTCAATTCGGCATCAAACACTATTCAGAATGCTATAGGGATTAATCGGACTGTTGAAGAATTGATCCGGGATAGGGACATTTCAAAGGTCATTTCTTTGTTACAAAACAGGGACGAAGAGGTAAACGAGGCTATTTTAGAGTACAATCCGGATACGCATAAGATTATGCGTAAACAAGACAAAATTAGAATCGGGAGACCTCCTAAAGTCCTCGCAAAACTATCAGCTCCCTATCAGCAAATCATAAATGAAATAGAACTGACATTCATGTATGGGAACCCTCCGACATGGCAGCAGGATTCAGACGGAGCGGATAGAGCTTTCCAAGTTTATTCCGATGTACTGAAAAACACGCGATGGAACACCACACAGAGGGAGTTTAAGAGATTAGCCGGCGCGGAAACAGAGGCGGCAAAATTGTACTATGTTTACAAAAATGATGCTGGAGAGAAAAAGGTTGGTGTTAAAGTCCTCGCAAAAAGCAAAGGGGATGAATTAAGGCCGCTCTTCGACCAATACGACAACATGCTTTCTTTCGGGCATGGATATTACCTGTTGGAGGGGGTAAAAACGGTTTACCACTTCGATATATACTACCCGACTATTATTTACCGATGCAAAAAAACAAATGGAGCTTGGGAAGTTGTAGCAGAAAAAAACGATATAGGGAAAATCCCTGTTATATATGTCACACAAAACAAGGCTTGGTACGGCATTCAGCCTTTAATAGATAGAATTGAGGCTCTCCGTTCGCGTGTTTCCGATGTAAACGATTATGTTGCCGACCCGATACTAGTTATGTCTGCTGACGTTGCCGAATCTTTAAAGAGCAAAAAAGACACGGCAGGATTGCCGGACACTGAAAAAGCAGGAGGCGGTAAAGTGGTCGGCGTACCGAGCAAAGACAGCAAATTTGACTATCTTTCCGTAGATACGGCTGTCGATTTGAAAAGAGAAGAGATTAAAGACCTCGAAAAGTGTATCTATATGCTATCTATGACGCCGGACTTATCATTTGACGCACTTGTAGCAGCAGGCGCACCGACAGGCAGGGCGTTAAAAAGGGCTATGGCATTAGGCTACATGAAGAGGGCGAAGAATATGGAGATATACTACATTGCACATGAGCGAGAAGCAAGCATTATAAAGGCGATTATCGGGAATGTGCTTGACGTATCTTTAAAGTCAGTAGTTGAAAATCTTTCGGTTTCATGCCAGCTTGCCGAACCATTCCAGGACGACGTAAGCGAAAAGATAGCAGACATTATTAATCTTTACAGCTCCGAGCTGATAAGCCGGAAAACCGCACTTACGTTGATTGACTATATCAACGACCCGAGCGTCGAGCTTGACAAGATCCTGACAGAATTAAAGGAAAGACGCGAGCAACAGATAGAAACACAAGGCTCTTTGTTAGGAGAATTTCAACGGGCCCCAAAAAATGAAGAAGAAGAGGAGTAATTTATACCGGTTTTGGCTTCATATCCTTTCCGTGTTCAGAAATTCGTATCTTGAAGACTATCCAGATGGCAAAACAAAGAGAAGAGAAAGAAGAAAGAAAAGATGAAGACAGACGATTTAACACTCGAGCAGTTATATAACCTGTTGCTCGAATTAGACGCCCAAACGGCATCCCGCTTGAAGCGTTTGTATTCCGAATTTTCAAGCGAGATAGCAAATATTCCGGGTATTAAATCGTATCTATCCGGTAAAAAGTTGAAATCTTTCTCTGATATTAACGGAATAAAAGGCATCGACGGGAAAATAGACAAACTTATCGATGAAATATACTCTATTGTCACATCGGCCCAAGAAACGGCATGGAGAATTGGTGAAAAAGTCACGGAAACGCTTGTATTAAGCAAGATTTCTACAGAATTAGCCGATAATTTGCGGAAATCCGGATTGTTTAAGCACCGGAATAAGGCGATGGATGCCTTTAAATTCAATAAAGATAAATTTGACATATCCACAAGGGTATGGAAAGACGGGATAAAGGCACAAATTGAAGAATCCGTACAACTTGCCGTGTCAAACGGAGAATCGGCGCAAAAACTAAGCAAGGATTTAAGGGAATATCTACAAGAACCGAAAAAACTATTCCGCCGAATAAGGGACAAGGAAACCGGAGAATTGAAGCTAAGCAAAGCGGCGAAGCAATATCACCCCGGGCAAGGCGTATATCGGTCTTCCTACATGAACGCAAGAAGACTTGCAGCAACAGAAATAAACAATTCTTACCGGATGGCTGAATGGGAAAGTTATCAAAACAATCCGGTAATTGTAGGCTTTCAAATCAGATTATCGAACAACCACACGCTAAAGAACCCGAAAACAGGAAAGCCGGAGCCATTTATTGATATATGCGACTATGCACAAGGCAGGTACCCAAAAGATTTCGTATGGTACGGATGGCATCCGCATTGCCGATGTATCATGACGCCGATATTCGCTACACAAGAAGACATTGCCGCTATGACGCAAGCGATATTAGACGGCAAAGAACCGACAACGGTAAAACCAAAGATGATAACCGACATACCAGATAAGTTCATCAAATGGTCACAAACTCATAAAAAACAAATATCGGGATGGAGTGCCCTACCCTACTACGTCACAAATAATCCTAAATATGCGGAAAAGTATTTCATTTATCCAAAGGTGTTCAAAGATTTGTAATTTTTATTTGGATTAAATAAAAATAATGTGTACATTTGCAATACTATCAGGTGTATGATGATGTACACTGCCCATTAAAATAACGGAATTACTAACAGAAAAGGCAAGCGCCTGATAGTTGTATTTATACTATCGGACGTTTGCCTTTTTTTATTCATCACGAATGAAAACAAAAATCTTATCTCAACTGAAAACTAAGTATTCCAACTTAGGGTTTGGCGAAAAAGCTTTTGACGGGGTGGCTGATTACTTATCTAAAACCGTCACAGAAGAATCACAAATCGAGGCAGCAATCGCAGGGGTTGAACCCTTGCTGAAAGCATTTCAGGGCGATGTAGACAAGATAAGGACGGAGAAATCCGAACTACAAAAGCAGTACGACGAACTGAAAGCCAAGCAGGACAAAGGGGGCGATCCTGAAAAGAAAGAAGAACCCAAACCGGACGATATGAAAGCCATGATTGCGGCGGCAGTTGCCGAAGCGGTCAAACCTTTTCAAGAGGAAATCCAATCTTACAAAAAAGACAAGGCAGATACCGACCGGAACACTTTTATCTCTTCCGAAGCCAAAAGGCTGGGTATCGACGAATCAGACTTGAAGTATCTCAACGTGCCGGCAGAACTTGATAACGCTGGGATTACGTCACATCTAACCGCCTATAAACAGCACATGGTAGACAAAGGCATTCCAGAAAGAGGTGGTTTTCCGCAAAACAAAGGCGAAATCACTCAAGAGCAAGCCAAGGAAATTGCGGATAGTTTATTAATCTAAAATCAGAAGGATATGACAGTAGTAAATTTAGTGAATGAGCCACAAGGAGTCATTACCGGTAACGACAATATCGTTATCGTGAATCACTTTGACGGCATCCGTGGCGGTCGCTCGCTTGACTTGACAGGATACACGGAGAAATTTGTAAAAGCCGGACACATTCTTATTGAAACGTCAGACGGCAAGATTCAGCCTCTGCCTGTCAGCGAGGAAGCATATACCCCACTTGACGATGAATCAGGGTCGAAGTATTGTGGGATTCTCGTAGCAACCATCCCGGCAAGCAAACCGTTTGCCGCTATCATGACGCGAGGCACCATCAATCCAAAAGCAGCACCATACACCATGAGTGCCGAGCTTATCGCCGCATTGAAGACCGCATTACCGTTAATCGATTA